CTAAAACTTTTTTTAGGTTTTACTTCTTTTATAATGTTAAAATTCGGCATTTATATCCTTTTTTAGTTAATTCATTATATAATTGCTCTTGTTCTCTTTCTGATTCTACTTCTACTTCTATTTTAAATTGTATTTCTAATTTATCAGATAAATCATCAGGTATTTTATCTATATTAATTCCTAATTCAATATGTTTAAAACCATAATCTATTAAATTATCTATATCAAATTCATTTGCTAAAATATCTGTATCAAATTCTCCTGTATTTTTATTACTTCTTATATTATATTCT